GCTGTCCTGCTTCCATATAAAAACAGGAAGAACATTTTTGTCCCTCCTGCATTTGTATCGTCACTTTCCCTGCTGTATTTTATTCTGTTTATATCTGTCTTTCCCGCTTGGACGGTGTATGCGTGCGCAAAGAATGACATTTCTTAACACTTAAAATGACATATTCCCTTTTTCTTTAAAAAACGGTCTATTTTAACACCGTTATAATCCCCCTTAAAGACGAGTTAAATAATAAATTAAGCGGCTGCTCTTTCGAGCAGAACGGGAAAGATTTTTACATTGTGGGTGCCGATGCAGTACGAAAAAAATTGGGTAGCCAAAATTTGGTGATAAAATTTACAGGCTCACAAGGATTCACCTGGGGCGGACAAATGCAGCTTGACATTTCTGATTATAAAACTTTGACTGTCAATGGAAGCTTTACAGTTAAAAATTCAGGTGCCGGCTTAAATTTTAATGCGAATGGCGTCCTTCTGGCGGATATACAGTCAAAACAGACACCAAACGTTAATTTTTCAAGTAATATATCTGCTTATAATAATTTGGTGATTACCGTCGGAACATGTAGTTTTGTTGGAACAATGACCTTATCAGTATAATAATATGAGAATGGAAGATGCAATTCTGGGTATTATTCCAATGAGTAAAATATACCTATATAAAATCGTTTTTAACACAGAGTATTGTTTCTGTCACTGTGTTTGCTGGTACGGTAATCGTACCTCTTGATGCATTTGTAACTACAGCAAGGCCAATATTAAGTATCGCAAATGACGCTCCCCATGAAACTCCATTAAAACCGATGACTTCAATCGCTTTATATCCAGATGGAATAGTATATTTAAAATCTATCTGACAGTGGTCGAGTGAGCCTAAAGTGAATCCAGTTGTACAAATTCCTGTTACGGTTTTAAACATGCTTTTTAAATTATTATTTAACTCAGCAACTGCTCCGGCTCCAGCCCAGCACTCTTCTCCATTACTCGCATCCACTTCTTCAAGTGTCTGTAACGTTTTTTCTTTGAGCACCTGAATAAATCCATCCATTGCCTTTAAAATTTTATCTTTTATGATCATTTTTTCCTCCTCTATTTTTATTTATTAAAGAGATTTTTAATATCCTCTTCTATAATCTCTTCCTCCAGTGCTTCCTCTAACGACTTTCCGTCTTTTAAAAATGTTACTTTTGCCTCCGTATGCGGATGAAGAATATTCCCATCTGCATCCTGCATCTCAACCACTTTGACTACTGCCATATGTACACCTCCTATTATTGCATACAGTAGAGTATTCCTTCCCGACGCTCCATCTGCTGGCCTTTTTCCAGATAAACGATATTACTGAATATCCCTTTATAGATATTTTCATCAACTATCCCCCCGGAGGGAAGGTCTGCTTCTACCCCATAAAGTGTATCTTCTATTGTTGGGTCTTCCATTCCAGTGATATATCTATTGAAAAATAAAACGATAACTCCCGGCACAAGCGTTTCCAAGCCGTACAAGCAGCCTAGTGTCCTCATCTTTGGAGGAATATAGGTTGCCACTGTCATTAATGTAAATGGGTCATCCGCTTCGTTGAAACAGTACGCCTTCATATCTGCAAAGTATTTCTGTATTTTCCCAAACAATACTCGGAGTGTCTCCTCTGACTGCAGATTTTCCCGTGTCTTTGCCATTTTAAAGATAGCCGCCAGTTCATACTCATTCTGCTTGTCTTCTGCATCCCTCTCGCGGATCCGCGCGATATGGTTCGTCCCCTTCAGCGTCTCAAACAGGATCGTATCTTTACGGTCGAACAGCTCTTCCGGGCCAATCCTGACCCGCGGAAGGCCCTTAAACCTTTTGTCAACCTCTTCCTTGTACTGCTCAAACTCGGCACAATGTTCATAAAAATACTTTTTCCGCAGAAAATCATTGACGGAAAAATCAAAGGTGACTTCTGACGCATTGCTGATCCGCATTCCGATATTGTACTGATACTCCACTTCCTTTTCAGAGAGTATGGGAATCCGGTCACCATAGGCATCCTGCCCGACAATAATCAGCTGATCTGCTCCTGATCCATCTGAAGCATAAATGCCGAGCTGCCGCAGAACATATTCCCGGTCAAGCTCCAGATTGGTCAGTACACACTCGATGGAGGTATACTCCCCTTCTGACCGTACAGCATCCAGCTGAATCTGCTGCCTCTCATCCACAACGCCTGTCAGGATATCCAGATAAGAGGAGCTTCCTGATCCCGCGACGGCTCTTGTCAGATGCATGGTGATTTCCCCGGCATTGACCCTTGCCATATACTCCTTTCCTGCATTTGTAAGGCAAAATATCATTCTTCCACCACTCCTCTCACAATCCCGATATATCCGCCTGCAATGCCATAATATACCCTTGACTTTGCGTTCCTGATCAGGCGGTTTACAAACTTATACGACAGATGCGCAGGTCTTGCAAGCCTGACCGCCTCATCCGCAATCGCAAAGGTTTCAATCAGATAATCGCTGTTGACGTAGACGGTAAAGCTGTATTCTGACGGATGCTCCACGATAGTCACCGCATTTGCAGACAGTATCTGATAAACCAGATTCTCCAGCATCTTCACCGTCGCGGGCGGATTACTGTTTAGCTTTGCCAGGACTCTCGCCCTGCGCTGCATAAGCGTCAGGGATGTGTTCCGTTCCAATCCAAACTCATCTTCCCACATATCAAGGGAATAGGTCGCCGTCTTGATATAAAACTGTCTGAGCAGCTCCGACAGATCAGCCTCCATTTTATCCAGTTCCGGCTGTTCCGCAATAAAAAGCTGTGCAATCTCCCTCATCTGTGCCACAAAAGGCGGAACGCTCTTGTTAAGCATCTGTCTTCACCTCCTGCGCTGCCGGTGCTGCTGCTGTCTCCTCCTGGACCGTAATGATAGGCATCTGCGCGACAGGGAACTGTCTTTCAGCAAAATGCAGGCTTTTTGATTCCCCATTTACCGTAAATCCCGCCACATCAATAACGCCTGGACAGTCAAACAAAAGATTAACCATTCCCAGATAGGATATAATCCGGGACTGAAATGCGATGGATTCACAGTGCGCAGACAGGAGCGGGTAAAAACTATTCTGTATGCTTTCCTGTGTATAGCCAGGCTTTACAATGACAGTCGCAGCCACATTGATATCCACCGCCTGACCGCTCATGACTAGGACATCCGCACCGATTGGCCGCTGGTTTTCAATATTTTCCTCAACCGCCTCGATCAGTTTCTGCGGTGCCGCTTCGTTCCCATCTGCTATAATCACCACATCAACGGTACCCGGGCCGCGGGCAAGATCATAGACCCGGACTTTCGCCACGCCTGAAACCTCTTTTGCCCACTGCACATAGTGGGCTATGTTCCCGGAATTGGCCGGAGTCCTGATATGCTCCAGTGTTCTTTCCCTGAGAGCATCGTCCGATTCCGTGTCAAAACCTCCCTCCGCGGCCTCCGGATTGGTCACTTTTGTGATTCTCTTATCACCTGCGCTGTCAATACATCCCGCTGCCACATTACCGATATCACCGTCCTGATCGCACACCGCCCGGACAGATACCACAGGATTTCCCGCATCGGCACGGGAGATCGCAAACGGCTCCTGTACGGTAAAAGATATCTCCCCGGCAAACACCTGCAGCCCAAAATAGGTACCCGGCTCTCCCTGCAGCTGTACCATCACTTCCGCTGCCGTTGCCGCCCTTCTGGTGATTCCGTAATCGCTGCAGCAGCTGTCCAGGTTTTTTCCTCTCGCTGTCATAACAAATGCCTGCGGAAGAATTGTGTCTATATCTTCCGCATAGATCCTCGCAAGTTCATTTGCCACCGCCTGCAGGTTGTCAGCCGTCCAGGTGCCTTCCCTCTTATCAGCCTCTGTCTCTATTCTGGACTTCATGCGGTCAAGAATCTCTTTGAAGCTTCTACTCATTGTAAACCTCGCTTTCATGGGTAAAACGCCCATATACAGTCGTCACAACAAATTTTACTGTAACAGCATCTCTTTCGTGCTGAAATATAAAATCGGACAGCTCCTGCAGATAGGGATTTACCATCAGCGTCTCTGTGATATACCTTTTGATCTCACTGTCAATGATATCCGGATCATTACTGAGCCCGATTGTATTCTCAATCTCGCTGCCGTATGTATGCGTATATGCCTGCCACACGAATCTTTTCGTCTTCAGCGCCTTATAAATCCATATCTGCAGGGCCTCATCCTTTTCTACCAGATAGGTCTTACCGCCCTTGCGAAGCAGGCAGTTTTTTTCATAATCATAAGCCAGTTCCTTGAACACCGGCAGATCCTCTGTCCGGCTCTCCAGTTCCGGCATATCAATCGTAAAAGGAAAAATGCTCATTGCACTGTCACCTTCCCACAGATATAAAAACTGTTATTAACACGCTGCACAAGCACCTGGTCGCCAATTTCAGCCCTGACCTCCTTATAAAGGTCTTTTAAAAACTGTTTTAAATCTTCCGAGATATACTTTTCTTTCGCCAGTATCCTGTCCAGCTCTTCATCCTTATCCGATGTGATCAGGCCATTGCAGACCAGGTTTCTCTCGATCAGGTTGCCGTTGTCTAAAATCTGCAGGGGCTTCACGCTTTGGATCTGCGCAATACTCATATCATATCCGTTCAATTTAGACCCCTGCCGCTTCATCATTTCCACCATCCGCGCATATGGATCCCCATTCGCCATTGTTCCGGCCTCCCTTTTAACTCTCCTTATACTACAGACTCAAACCGCAGCCCCAGTGTGGTAACATAGCTTGCATCTTTGATGTCATGCGTGTCGGAGATAATGACAAACCGTCCTCGGATCTTTGAATTGACTTTTTCAACGATGATTGCTCTGCCTGTCACAAACCCGGTGTTACCGCGCACCACAATCTTTCCGGATTCTTCTATCCCTTTTAACAGCTTCTCTGCTTCTTTCCCTGCATCCAGCTCATCACCGGATATCTTGTAGGCTTCGCTGATTGTTCCATACTGGGCAAGGCCGTTTGTCACCTCTCCCACCGGCTGCTCATTCGCATCTAACATCACCACCCGGTTGACCAGATTCTCAATGCTGCTTGTGTAACTCGCATCCGTTACATAGTCGTCTCCAGTCACCGTCCCGGCCAGCTCGGTGCCATATTTTTCTGTGCACAGCGACATACCCCTCATATAAACATGTACATCCTGCCCCTCATAGACTTCCTTGATCACCTGGCTGATACTCTTTTCCCCTGCAGTGATGATTTCCACCTCACCGCCCGGATCATACAATGTTCCACAGGGTATCCCGTTTTCAGCACACATCTGCGATATCACTTCCGCAGGAGAACCCTTATATACACCAAAAGCCTTGCTCCTTAAATACCAGGCATAATCATAGGCAGTATTCTGCATCGTGACCGAGTTCTCCGACCGTTCCTCGCTGATTACAATCCCCTGAAAAAGAGTGTCCCCATCCGCAAGAGTAATTCTGTCCCCTTTCGCAATCGCCCTTGTATATGCAGGCGTGCTGCGCGGCGCATACAGATAAGAAAGCTTTACTTTTCTCGCAAGCTGGTTCTCATCGCCGCTCCACTGGATGGATTCTATTTCTTTTGAAAAATCTGTTCCATTTACATATACATTCATAATGGTATGATTAACCTCGCTCCCGGCACCGGCGCATCCTCATACATATTGTTGGCCAGGGCAATGTCCTTCCATCTGCTGCCATCATCATAGTACCGCTTCGCCAATGCCCATAGGGTATCTCCCTTCTGTACGATCACAGCCTTCGGTACCCGCCGCTTTGTTTCCCTCGTACATAATCCGGTATCCGTATACCTCCGTACAAAAGACGCCACCTGGCCTGTATTCAAATCTCTCAGTTCAACAAAAGACCAAGCTATATAAATATCCCCCTGGCCCTCTTTGTAGCTTTCATTCATGGATGACACAGTAAACAATGTATTTACGTCGCTTCCGGAAATGATAATGCGGACTGCCTTTTGTCCGTTTTTGGATTTTTTTACAGCCTGTATGATCCGCTCCGGCGTTGTCCCTCTGTAAAACGGGCTGTTACTGTCCGGCAGGAATGTATTGATGAATACCTTGATCAGGCCTCTCTTGCCGGGCACATTGATCTCCCCCACATTGAGTAGGTCGATCGTTTTATCTTTGTTATCCTGCGTCACGGATATCTCCGGAGGATTGACGGACAGTTCAAACTGCCCGTCGTCCGTAACTAACAAAACCGTCCTTGTCTTTCTCACTGATTCTCCTCCGCCTCTTCCAACCGTTTTGCCAGTTCTTCCGCAACGGCTTCAATATCCGCATCACTCCTGACCTCCATATGGTCAATGCGGATAGAAATATCTCTGCTTCCCTGCACCGTTTTACTCTCGGAATTGGATACGATCTTTGCCCCTGAAGGCAGATTCATAAGCTCCGGCCCGTGTTCACCCACCGTTGTCCAGCCGCCCGAAAAGTAAGGCGTACCTGTCGCATGTGCGGGTACACTGCCGCCGCTGTTGCTGCCAGAACTGTCGCCGTCATCAATACCGCGAATCTTCTTTACCGCCTCAGTTATCTTGCCAATCCCCTCACCAATCTTTGTAAATACAGGGCCTATGATATTCCATACGCTCTCAATGATGCCTTGGATATAAGGAAACGCCCATCCGAATGCATCCGCCAGCAATCCGACTCCCTGCATCGCCAGATCAAGGATCGGGCCTGCCACCTGCCATACCGTGGATAATACAGACGATATCGCCGGGCCTGCCGTCTCAAACAACTGCTGCAGGACACCGGTGGAACTGCCCATGGAAGAAAAGGCTGCAGATACTTTTGTGCCCACCTCTGAAACGATCTGTGAAATCACAGGCATTACGTCTGCTACCACAGAAGATACCCCTGCAAAAATATTGGCAATCGGCGGAATTGCAGATGAGACTACCCCGGCCAATGCCGTTATAACCGGCTCTGCTGCAGGAAGGATCGTTAAAAAGTTATCCTTCAGGGTATTGATCGCCGGCAATGCCTGCAGAAAAGAAGTCTCGAACATGGCCGCTATCTGCATCGCCACAGGCTTTGCCCTGGTCAGGAACCCGGACACATTGCCAATCAGCCCTTCAAATACCGGTCCGGCTTTCTCAATCATGCCCCCAAGAGATTCCGTCAGCTCCGGCAGTTTATCGATCACACCCTGTAAAGCGCTCTGGATATAAGGCAGTGCCTTCTCGCCAAGGCTCTCCAGCATAACGCTCCCGGCATTCTTAAGCTTCGCTGCCATTTTCTTTACAGATGCCGTCTGGGTCTTAAATGCCGCATCTGCCGCACCGGATGCTTCAAACATCGCCTGCGTCTTTTCAGCAAAATTTCCCGCCTGATTCCCAGCCAATGCCAGTACCGCGTTTTTTGCCTCCACGCTGGTAAACATGTTTGCAAGTGCTACCTGGTCGCCATTTACGGAATCCCTCAGCTTGTTTAAGATGCCTCCAAGGCCTTCGCTTTCCAGGGCCGCTGCGCCGGAAGCATATCCCATCTTTGTTAATGCCTTCTGCATCTGTGCTGATGGCGATAAGAATTGCTGCATCGTAGCCTTGAGCTGTGTGGTTACTTCTGCAGTGCCGCCGGTTACACCGGTCAGGGTGCTCATCGCACCGAAGAGCTCCTCCTGGCTGACCTTTAAGGTTGAAGCAAGGGGCACCACCTGCCCCATGCTGGACGCCAGCTCCGGGAAGCTTGTCTGCCCCAGCTTCACTGTCATAAACGACAGGTCGGAAGCCTTCTGCATGGCCGCGGCAGAGGTATCGCCGTATCCCTTTGTCACCGCTGACAAAAGATTGATGGAATCAACCGTCGTGGCATTGCCTGCCTTAGCCGCCTTTGCCGCGATCTCCATCTGCTTCACATTGTCCGCAGATTCCCCGAAGGCAGACACGACCTGATACAGGCCCTCTGTCAGATCCGAGGTGCATACACCGGTATCGATGGATACTGCTTTCAGCTGTTTGGACATTCCCTGCAGCTTGCCCTGTACATCCCCATCTAACAGGGTGCCTACATTCTGCATCTGTGCCTGATAATCGATGGCGGAATGCACGGCCATCGTACCGGCCGCTGCTGTAGCCGTAAAGGCCGCCGCTGTGCCGATCAGAGCCGCCTTGCCCAATGCTTTTGCGGCTTTCTCCGTGCCTTCGACGGCAACCCTTACGACCTTACTGCCCTTGATCTTATCAAGGGCAGACTGGAACCGCTTAATTTTTTCTTTTGCCCGCTCCGTCTTCGCCGTAATTTCAACCGCTTTTTTTGTAACCGGCTGCAATTTTTTCTTTACATCCTCAATCGCCTTATAGGCAGATGTATTTTTTAACTTAAGTTCCTTTTCTTTAATCTTTTGCTTATCCAGTTTTTCCAGATCTTTTTTTGCCTTCTCTACCTCTTTGCGAAAGCCTGTGGTGGATTCCCTGGCCTGTTTCATGACACCTGATACATTGTCTTTTACAGACAGTACCGCTCCAAAGACTTCCTGCATCAGCTGTCACCTCCCTATCTGGCTTATGATGAGAGCAATGGCGTCAGCCACCGCATTCTTTGCGTCCTGATATCTTTTTTCGCTATTCAGTTCGGCAATTGCCTGCCAGACAGTCCGCTCACTGGGCGACAGGGCAAAAATTTCTTCCGGCCGGAATCCTCCGTGTTCCATCCAATACCCTGCCAGCCACATAAGCCTGGACTGCTTTAGGAGTTTTTTACCTCTTCCGTCTCCTTAACCCGGATACCGGGCTCCCCGTTTGCGCCGGAAAGAATCAGAATCCTTTCCGCAATAAACCGGCGTTCGGACTGGGTAAACATATCCGTAATGAGGTATTCCCTGCCAGTCTGCAGACTGCCTTCCGACACCATGACCTTCGCTGCCTCCTGCAGTGTGCTGCTGGCAAAGTAAATGGCATACTTATCATTCTCAATCGCATCGTCAGAAAACTCATAAACCTCATTGAGTTCAGCATCCGACAGCCCTCTGATCTCCATGGTCATGCCACCCATACTGTCGATGATGAGCTCCTCCCTCTTAAATTTCTTTTTCTCCTCAATACGCTCCCTGGCTTTTCTCGCAAATTCTTCAAAAATAACGATCTTTTCCTGTTCCACGTTCTTTCTCCTCCTTTATACTTCTACAATTTCATCCATCACAATCATGTCGGACGGGGTAAACGAAAAAGGCACCTCCTGCTTTACTACAGCACCCTTTTCATACTCAAACCCAAACTCCGAGAGGGCCACGTTCCCGATCTGATAACGCTCTGTCTGTCCTCCGGTAGCGTCCGGATCCTTCAGCTTGGCAATAATTGTGCCTCGGGGATCGTGCCCTCTGGCAACTTCCTGCCGCACATCCTCAAAACGGGTAAACGCCTTGATCAGGGACACAGTACCCTCACCCTTTTGTCCGGTAGCCTTTGAATCAACATCAAAACCAATCTGCACATCTTCCCGGTTGACGGTGACCTTTACCGATATCTTGTTTACTTCCAGAATCTTCAGTCCATTCCACCAAACCTCGGCCCACGTCCCCGACAGGAATCTGTTCCCAGCGATCTTATCCATCTTTCCTTCCTCCTACATGCTCATATCCAGGCGCAGATCCTCCATCGCATCCAGAAAGGTACACGTCCCTTCCAGAAACATATGGGAGCCTGTATCTGCCTCCTTCAACTCCTGTTCAGTCATATCCGTTGTATCTGTGCCCTTTTCCTCCAGATAGGCACGGTTGGCATCCGCGCTGATCTGCACCTTATTCTCCGCCTCCGCGTTGAGAACAGAGCCCTGCATCGTCCGCAGATAAGTATTTACCGCGCCCGCAAACATCTGCTTGTTGTCATAACTGTTTACCACTTTCCCGACATAATGGTCTTCAAAAGTGGAAAAGATATCGTGCCGGATCACATCCATGCCCTCTACGATCTTGATCTTTTTATACTCCTCAGGTCTTTCTCCTGTGACAGTCTGCAGACTTGTCACTCCGCGCCCGATCTTGTATTTTTCGCCGTCAAATACAAAAATCAGCTTTCCGGCATCGATTTCCCTGTCCGGATCCTCGGGAACATCCGCATCGACAATCTCCTCCAGCACGTAGTAAGTGCAGCTCTGTGTCAGGGGAAGCCCGGCCAGGATCCCGGCGATCCTGCAGCAATATTCCTCCGCCGTATAGGTTATCAGCTCATCCTCATCCACCCATTTCGCCGTAACATGTGCGGCCGTGAAGTTGATGATATGCATATCATCCGCCGCCGTGTTCGGCAGTACGGCTTTGACTTTTTTGCCTTTTTCATGCGCCTCGCTGATAAAATCCCGCATAATAGTAAGGTCTTTCGCTAAATAACCCGGATAGCAGAGGTAATCAATGTTGATGTGCATGATCTCTTTTAACGTCTGCACCAGATCAAGGCTGCCCTCCGCCCTCAATACCCGGACGATCAGCACCTGCTTCGGGCCCCCTTTAAAGATCAGTTTAAGTGCCTTTAAACTCTCCTTTGTCCACTCCGTTTCCTTCACGTCCTTTAAACGGGTGCAGGGCGTCAAAAACTGTTCGGCGGTGTCATCCTGTAACAGCACAGCCACCATGCCCCTGCTGCTCCGCTGGATGGCGTCCGAAGCCTTTTTCTTAAATGTGATAAGTATTTCAGGTAATCCCATTTCCTTACTCCCTCCATTTGATCGTTAAATGCTTGGCATACGGCCCCTCCTCATGGGGAAGCGTATCCGTAAACTCCAGTGTCATTTTGTAGTGCCCGATATCGTCAGTGATATCCATCTGCGCGGTTGGCGCAAACGCCCGGTCTTTAATCTTAAAATAAGGCTTGAACGCCTGGTCAATCCGGTCAAGCACCTCATAGATCCTCCGGTTGGACGTATGCAGATTTTCCATGTAGGCAATATCCACAAAAATCTGCCGGTCTGCAAAATGCCCTGCTGCCGCCGTGGCTGACTTTAACGGGATCAGCTGGATATGCAGAAACTCCTGTCCGGCGGCGCGGGTAATATCCTCTTCCGAAATAGATTCGATATCCATATGCTCCCTGAGTATACGGATAATACCTGTTGATATATCCGAAAGCGCAATCATGCTATCCCCTCATTTCCTTTCCAAGCATATCCGCCATTTCCTGCAGATCGTCCTTCAGATACGTCTGCTGGTAATGGGCAATTCCTGTTTCCAGCATATGCCGCCCTTCTTTATAGCCCACAGTCCTGCCGTGGCTGACAATCCGGTGGCCGTCATTGACAGCCGCAGCATAATCCGCATCATTAGTGACGATGATGTCCGCGCCGTCGCTGCGTTTTTCCGCCCGGCTGTCCCACCTGCGGCGCAGGTTGCCCGTCCGGACCTTCGTCTCCCGTTTCACCTCCGCCACCACTCTCTGCCCCATCTTTTCCGCCTGTTTTACAACAATATCCTGCTCCCAGGCATTCAGGCCGCGGTCAAATGCCCGCTCCAGATCCTCCAGGCTTTTCATGCTCATGTGATCTCCTCCACGCCAAAGGGCGTCTCCCCATGGCTGACATAGCCGAAGGTTCTTCCAGTCGTTCCCGTAAAGGTCTGCCCTGCTTCCGTATGTACCACCGCCCTGTCATTATCGAAAAGCTCTACGTCTGGCATCGTGAACAGGGTATATTCCTGCTTCGTCTCCGAGTGGAACTCCTGCCGCTCCGGTACCCCATTGCTTTTCTGGCTCAGTGCACAGCGGATATCCTCATATACAGGCTCTTCAATTTCCACTGTCGCCTGTGTCTCCGGATCCCTCCCCGGATGCTTCCGGTACACGCTCAGATGGTCTCTGAACGTTCTTGCCAGAATTCCTGCTTCCCTGTTTTTTCCCACTGCCTTTCACCGTTCCTTTCGGTTTCTTATAACTTAAATCCTTAAACTGCATGGAAACCTCCTCATCCTGTGCGCAGTACCCGGTATCTGCAGCACAAATCCCTGTGTTCCTGTGTCATATCCTCCCTGCTGATCGTCTCCGTATACGTAATCTGTGTATCGCCGCGCTTGATGGAAGCGACATTCTCCCCGTTTTCTTTATAGAAAGCGTTGACCACCATCTGGCGGGCCACATGCTCTAACTGGAACGGAAACGCATCCCTGTTACAGAAAATCTGGATCGCCATAACCGCATCTTCCAGCATGAGGCGGAGCACTGCATCGTGCTCCGTCTCCTCTTTGCCAATGCCAAGCCGGAGTTTGATTTTTGCCAGCATCTCCTCTTTATTGATCATTTCTTTTCACCGCTCTTTCTCCTCTGCGGTTTTGACTTCGCTGCATCCGACTGGCCTTTCTGATCCGCTGCGTCCAGATCCGGGTCTGTTCCATCCGGCTGGCCTTTCTGATCCGCCGCATCCGGATCCGGGTCTGTTCCATCCGGCTGGCCTTTCTGATCCGCCGCATCCGGATCCGGGTCTGTTCCATCCGGCTGGCCTTTCTGATCCGCTGCGTCCGGATCCGGATCTGTTCCATCCGGCTGGCCTTTCTGATCCGTTTCGTCCGGATCCGGGCCTGCAGAAACATACCCATCTCTGCGCAGTTTCTCCTTTTCCTCCTCAGATGTGGCATATTTAATGCGGTTCAGTTTAATCATCTCTACTTTCATACTCAGCCCTCCGCATTTACCCAACCCTTGTCATAGCGGGTCTCAGGAAACCACAGCTCGTGGTATCTTCTGTAACCGATAAACCAGGCATCCGCCTTCTGATAGGTATCCGGATCTATGATCTTCATCTTATCCTGCTTCGTCACCGCGATGGGTGCCTTCTGTTCCGTGATGATCCAGTTGATCTGCTTGGAAGCTTCTCCCGGCACAAATCCTCCCGCCTCCTGTCCGGCGGTCTTTCCATCCCGGAAAAGGTACGCCGTTTTCATCCGTGCGGACGGCACCGGCTTTAAGAAGCAGTTATTGATCTGCTTCAGCTGGGTGCTGATAACGCCGGCTTTAAAATCTGCCACATTCAGCAGTTTGGTAAACTTATCATTCAGTTCCAGCATTGTCTTGACAGGCTGCGCAATAGAAATCACAAGAGGAACGTCCTCACCGACCTTATCCCGGACCTTTCCGATATCCGAAAACAGGGCATCCATGACGTCCTTCGCTGTCGCTGTATATGCCGTCAACTTTTCCGCCGCCTTTAACAGTGCATACAGCTTGCTGTAGCGGTAGGCGTCGATCTCCGGGAGTACATGCTCCTTCTGAAATTCACTGGTAACGGTGGTCGCATTGGCGATAAAGTTCGTCTCGTTCACATCCATGGCATCCAGCTGGAAGGATGTACCCCTGTCCATCGTCATGTCATAGTCCTTAAACCGGAGTGTCACGGAACCCTCCGGGTATCCCTTATCCCGGTCATAATCCTTTAACCCGGTGGTCTCGATCTCCGGCATCCTGATCTTATTGCCGCCGTTGTACTCCACCTGCCCGGCATTGGCATCCATCCAGCCGGATGTCAGCCCCAGCGTTGCGGACGTGTCCAGCTTTTTCTGTAACTGTTCTCCATAAACTAACGTATTTAAAGCCATCTCTTTTTCCTCCTCCTACACCAGATATTTGTCGATCTCGGCGGACATTGCCTCCGCTTCGCTCTGTGTGCTGCTCCCGTTGCCGCCCTTCGGCGTTGTCCCGGCAAGCCTTTTTTCCACCTGCTTCTGTACCGCCGCGTCAAAGGTGGTCTTGAATGCCTCCACGTTGGTTTTGGTCTCCTCCATACTCTTTCCCACCAGCATGTCCAGAAACTCCCGCGGAACCTCGTTTTTGTCAAGCACCTCCACTGCATCCGCCTTCAGCTCACGCAGTGCGATCTGCGCCTCCCTGTCCGCAAGCTCTTTCGACAGCTTCTCTTTCTCATAGGCCGCCTTGGATGCCTCATCCATCTTTGCCACCTTGAGTGCTTCCTCCACCGCCGCTTTTCTGGCAGCCTCCTGATCGGCAAGCAGCTTGTCGATGTAAGCCTGGTCATAGGCCTTGGTCACCGCTTTCTGCGAAGCCGGATCCTGCGTCTGCGTAGCTGTGGAAGCTGCGGGTGTGTTCTCTGCAGATGCCATTGCAGTATCTTTCACCGCAGAAGGTGCAGACGTTTTTTCTGCGGACGCCGCCGCAGGCTCTGTCACTGTGTTGTTCCCTGTTTCCATTCCCATTTTGATTCCTCCTAATTTTTTGTAATTAAAAAGAGACCACGCTTTCATGCGTAATCCCTTAAAGTTACCTTATATTGTTATTAATAATTGTTTTAAAGTCTGTCATCCACGGGAATTCCCGCTTTCTTTTTTGCGCAGACCTCCTCAGACCTGGCGATCAGCTTCATCAGCTCCTCATGTGCCGCCGCCTCTTCCTCCGGTGTCATTGTAAAATACCCAGTGACCCTTGCCGCCGGAATCTCTGTCCAGCGTTTTGCCGTGTAAGGCACATAACCCTTATCCTGTTCCATGCCCCTTCTCCTTCGCCAGAAAATAGTGGATGCCGTCCCGTTCCACATGATTCATAATCTTGAACGTGCTGTTACTCTTATATAATACCTCTTTTTCTGCAGCATTGAAAGCGGAAATATCTTTTCCATTCCTGCTCTCAATATAAATTCGGATATTTGCATCCGGATTATATCCTTCCTGCATGGATGCGGAAGTGAAAGCTTCGTAAGTCACCTCGGAATCTTTCTGGTGGAGTTTAAGAAATTCTCCCAGTTCTTCCGGATCGCTGATATCCAGGCATCTCACCACATTTCCCACATAATTATCCATCTTGTCTAAAGCGCTGTTCAGCTGATCTACCAGACGCTGCTCCTCTTTTGTCAGCGGAATGTGCTTACGCTGCTTTTCGTTAATCTTATAGGATTCAAAACTGAGGTAATTGTTGAATGCCCTCTTCTCACCATAAGAAAGGAACGGCGTCTTGTCCTTATGCTGTGCCCTCCACTCCTTATACGTCATATCCGCAGGGATTTCATAATACTTCCCTGCCCCGTTCTTGGCAATCCTTGTGGTCGCAGCTTTCTTTCCTGCATCTTCCGGGAAGTGGCAGACTGTAGTGCTTCGGCAGTTGGGGTGCATGGGCGGGAAATTTTTCCCCGGTACCGCATCCTTTACCGGAAAGACTTTGCCGTCCATCTCCTGACATATCTCGCTCGTTTTATAATCCAGTGTGGCCAAAAATTCATACCACTCAATTCCACACTCACGATATCCCGCCATGGTGGATTTTTCATATATGTAAGCCGTCTCCGTTCTGACAAGCGTCTTGGCGGCACTGTAAGCCACTCCCATGCGCTTATGGATCCGTGACGCCATCCTGTCCAGATTCTCTCCGATGATCAGCCCGCTCACAAGGTTGCTTTTCAGATCCTCTGAAAAATTCGTACAGTGCGCATACAGGCTTCTGGAAAAGTTGCGTTTATCGTAACGGGAAAGGATCGCCGTATTGACAGCCCTTTCGTTGGGTCTGGTAAAGTCACGGCCAAATCCCATATGCTGCTGTGTGTTGTAAATGCTGTGGTAATACCCGTCATCATACTCACTTGTCAGATACTCATAGATACTCTGCTGCTGGCGGTCATACAAATTGACCACGATCTTATCGATCTCCATGGAGCGCAGTTCCAGATAAGACAGCCTGCCGCGCCTGGCATAGACCTTCATGGCCTCGTCCAGATCCCGGTGCTGCCTTTCCAGATTTTGGCATACCGCCTCTGGGAGTTCTTCCTTTAGCTGCCTGCACAGGTCTTTTGACTCTTCCAGCATGGCATTCCAGTCAATTCTTTTAAAATCCGCATCACTGATACGCCGCTTTGCCTCCGCAAGGCTGATCTGCTCCTCGCTGGCAAAACGCTGGTACAGCTTTTTGATCTTATCCTGTATCTCCTGCTCCGCCTGGCTGTACAGTTTCTTCTGCTGCCCAGCCAGATAATCCTCCGCCCGGTTGACGGATGCCGCCTTATCCTTCAAGTACCGCCGCTCCCAATACTTATCTGCCATCTTTCCACCTACAGTTCATTAAGATCAACTTTCGGAAGCCGCTCTGCCTCCATCGCTTCATTCTGCTGTCGGATCAGTTCCTTCCCGGTATCCGCCACTACACTGACGGGCAGCATATCAAGCTGCGTCTCCCTAGCAACCACGCCGTCCAGATTTCTTACATCTGCAATCACGTCGGAAATGTTATCTACAAAATTCCTGTCGTACTTCTGCTCAATCACATCCGCATCCCAGTTCTTATTCATCTTCAGATTTAAAAAATGGGTGATGATACGGAGCATCTTTGTCTGAGCCGCACGCATCCGGTTTTCCTTCATAATTGCCAGTTCCTCAAGTCCGGTCATTTTATACTTGATCGCAATGCCGGATAAATTACCGGAAAAGCTTTCATCCGTCAGCGCCGGTACCTGTGACAGGAAAAAGATATCCTTATACAGCCGTTCCTTATAGTTCTCATTCGCTGTATCGTTGACATTCTTAGTAAGCCACTCGGCCTGCCCCTTATCATCCAAAAACAATATCCGGTTCTTTCTGAGCAAACCCGCGGCAACAGACGTACTCTCCGTCTCTTCCTCGCCGGTAAGCGCATCCTCTACCAGACTGCTTGCCCCTGTGATGCACAGGTACGCATCGGTAAAGTAGTCTGTATCGTTGGCCGTGTCGCTCTGGGCGTTATCATAGGCGTCATTTAACGTGATCACAGGTTCGTAATCCCCTAACTGCTCCTCGTTGTTCCAGACGACGATCACAGGGATATCTCCCATCATATGCATCTCCGGCTGGCCTATCTGGCTGTAAACGATCCCGCCGGATCTTCTTTCGTAGTGGTATATGTTGGTATCGTCATACACATCCGCATATTCCGCGAGCATCTGCCCGTCAATGTCATACTCTGTCCAGATATGGACTGCGGCCTCCAGAAACTCGTCGAGCGACGTGGAATAGACTGGGATAAATGCCTCCGCATCCATCTTCTTGATCCGCACCTGAGCGTCCTCATTGGAAAAGAGCAGGTAAAACCCGATTCCCTTTTTGCTCGCTTCCTTCGCCACCTCAAAGTTTAACGAGTCTATATAATTATCCCGGAATACGTCAAGCACCGTCTTTTTATAAAGTTCCGTTTCTGTTTCGCTGTCCTCATCTTTCGGCGTAAAGAGATACCTGATGGGTTTCCCGGCAAAGTAACTTGTAGCCATGTTGGTGATATAACGGCAGAAGCCATGCGCCAGCTTGTTGTTCGGCTTCCCGTCTGTCATTGTCCTTTGTAATATCTGCGTTTTTACCTCGTAGTAACTCTGGGCTTTTATAAAACGCGGGATCTGCTCGCTCTTAAAACGCCGGATCAGTTTTGTCAAAAAAAACGGGTCCAGAACCTGGTCTTTACTAAATTGATACATTCTCCTGCCCTCTCATCAGATACCGAGCCTGCTCTTTTTGCCGACCCTTGCCTTTTTCCTGCCTTTTACGTCACCGTTTACAAACTCCACGATCCCCGTCAGGCAGTCTTCGATATCATCATGATCGTTATTCCCCTTGCGCTGATATTTGCGGATATGCTCTGCCGCCTTCGGCCACCGCTCTTTCCAGTCGTAGGGCATAATCACCTGTTCCATCACGTTGGACGCATTCGTAATAATTCTGGTTTTCTTATTTTTACTCTGGTGGAACCATGTGACTGTACATTTAAAGCATTTCAGCTCACGCAGATGTCGGATCACGTTCCTCGCAAATCCCCGGCCGCCGTTGTTGCTCTCGATCAGGCACTCCCTGACGCCATGAAGCTGCAGGCGTCTTGCAGTCTCCGGCTCTGTGGTTTCCATTGCCTCATCCGTGTAGTACATGTCCGTGACATAAACGTATCTTCCCATGGTGCCGCCGGATATGCTTCCGAGAAAATCTTCCCCTTCATCAGCGGTATCCGTATAATTTAACACCCGCTCAAACTTATCCGGGTCTACCGCATCATAGGTCTTAAATTCACCATACAGCCCGCCTTCCAGATCCACCGGCTTCTGCATGTAGTTGGCACCCCATATATGAGAATCCAGTGTCTGCCGCTTATCCTGCAGATCTTCTGTCGGAAATAAGTCCTCACAGGTGCTGACCCCCTCCGGACCGTCCACATCCAATGCCGTGACCTGCAGCACATGGCATTTGTCCGGATATTTCTCCAAGAGCATCCCGGCCAGGTCATCCGTAGCCCATCTTGTCAGCACGATCACCCACAATGCCCCGGGCAGTGCTCTGGAGGATAAAGTGTTCTTCAGATAATTAAAATGGGCTGCTTTCACTGTATCGTTGACCGCTTCCTTATCATTCTTGATGGGATCGTCAATGATGATGATGTTGCCGCGCATACCAGTGACCGTGCCGTCGAAGGAGGTGGCAAGGTAGGAAGCATAGCTTCCTTCCAGCGCCCACTTCATGACAGAGGCGTCGCCATACTTAAGCCGTACCTGCGGGAAGAAATCCCTTGTGGTATAGGAATCCTCATTCTCCGGATCCGGCTCTTCCGCCACCATGTCCCTTGTGGTTCTGGCAAACTCCGGCGCGATCGTGCCGTTATAGGATACCGTGATAATCTTGTTTTTTATGTTCTGCCCATAGGCCCAGTTGGCAAAATTAGCCAGCGTATAGCTTTTTCCGTAGCCCGGCGGCAGGTTGATGATCAGATATTTAATTGGCTTTCCTGTCTTCTCATTAACCAGCTTCTTTTCGTAGGCTGCCTGCAGCGTATTGCACAGGATGTCCTGGTACTCCCTTTCCGGCTTATAAAAATCAGGCTTGCGCAGATTACAAAAAATCCGCAGATTCTCCCTGCCAAGCCTCAGATTCCTGTCACGCTCCGTCTCCTCCCTGTTTATCTGCTCCTTAAACTGCTGCGCCAGAGTTGCCATTTAAAAACCCTCTTTAACCTGTTTTAAACCACGAAAAAAAGGGCTTTCAAACCCTTTTTAACCTGTTAGTGATATCTCTCCCTTGATAACTCCATCACGGCCAGCTCATGCTCCCGCCTGATTGTCTCCGGCGTGACGGAGGAAAGCGCGCTGCCTGTGTTCCTGTACTGCCTCTGCTTCTTTGTCTGGTACGCCCTGCGCTGTCTGGCTGCTTCCTTCCTGCGCTTTTCCCTGATCTGCTCATACTCCGGAAGGCTGTGCAGATATACAGAAATACTCTTCCTGGAGACGTCAAGCAGGGCCTCTATATGAGTAATCTTAAGGCCGTCTTCGTAATATTTCTTCGCTTTCCGCTGCCAGTCATTTTTACTTCCCATTTTTGTCCACATCCTTCCGGGCATAGTAAGGCTGCTGTACACCCACTTAAAAACCTCTTTAAACGGCTTAAACTGCCGCCTGAATCTCGAACTCTGAATATCTGTCCATCTGTGCCCAAAAATCTGTTTCAGGGCCCTATGCGCGTCTGTCTCTTACTGCATTCTGGAAAGCTCCTTCTCCGTATTCTCTGCAAGCTCCAGAAGCGTCGCCGCGATCTCCGGATGGTTCTCCCCGATTTCCGCAAATACCTTTTCTTTTAAAAGCTCCATCGCCACATGCACGGCACCCTGTTCTTTTCTGGCCTCCAGCTTTAACTTCTCATTCCTGACCTGGGCGCTCTGCAGGGAAGCAATGCTCTTTGCTACCTTCGCCTTATCCTCCGCATCCATGGTGTCATCGACCAGTGCCTCCATGATTAGCTGTGAGGCTAAAAGGTTATTGGCTTCGTGCAACTCTGTAGCCGGACGATCCACGTTGTCTTCGGCAAGGAGCTTGGCGAATTCCTTCGCCACCCTGACTGACTCAAAGCGGTTTAAAAATTTCTTGCCGTATCTGCCCACACTGGAAATGTGTACCTCTTCCCCCTGCCCTTTTAAAAACTCCGCCACCTGCTCATAGGTATCGCCCTCAAGCAGCCTGTTTTCCACTTCCCTCCGCAGATCAGGGGAAAGCTGGTCGATCTTGCCATGGCTCCTGTTCTTCTGCTCCATATCAGCCCACCCCTGCAATGTCAGGGCCGTTTCCATCCAGATAATCCGTGCCCTCCGGTGTCAGAAACACAATCACCCGGTGCAGCTCTAACCGCCTGTTTGATACCTCCTGCGTCCGGATCAGCCCCTTGCCCTTCAGATATTCGACATGCGTAAGCAGTTCCCTGTCATCCACATCATAATCGCTTTTCCGAAGCGCCGCCTTTAAAACCGGAAGCCCTGCGCCATAAGGCTGTGCCTCCCTGCACAATTCGAGGATTTCCCTCCTGATCACTTCCTGCCCCGCCGTATCCATCAATTTACTCATCCATCATCACCCCTACGTCTGTTATATCTCCTTCCGCCAGGTTGACCCCGGCGGGCGTCAGCCAGATCATGGAATCCAGCCAGTTATCTTCATTCACATCCACATGAATGTACCGTTTGCCTTCCCCTCCCAGATAAAAGATCGCTTTCTGCATCTCTTTCTCTGTAGTCAGTCCACTTATGCGGAGAAGGTTTTTCAATATGGCACATCTTAAATCCTCTCCATATTTGTCATACAGTATCTCAATGATGTTGCCCCGGAGCACCTTCCGCTCCATGATCTCCGTAATGTTCATCTGCTGTCCCCACCCTCTCCTCTATCTTCTCCAGCCGTCTGTCTACGCCGGAAAAACTCTTTTCAATGTCATGTAGCGCCTTTGTGATGGAATCCAAGCTTCCCATGATCCGGTCCATGTTGAGCATCAGGATGCTCTCCCGCTTCTCCGATTCCTTCCGGATCATCTCCTCCCGCTTCTTTGCTTCCTCCCGCAGGATCTCCTCCCGCTCCATGGAATTGCGAAGCAGGATGTCCTCTCTTTCCTGAATGGCCCTGTTGGCCTCCTCGATTTTTTTCTGGGCGTCATTATAGGCAGCTGTTATGGATTTCACTGCCTCCTTCTGTGTGGCGGCTACCCTTTTGTCATCGTTTCTCGCTTTCTGCAGGACATATCCGGCAAAAAGACCTAACATCACAATCGCCACGCCAAAATTTTCAATCTGGTTAAATAATTCCCCGGTCGCCAGCACCAGCATCATTGCAAACTCCTATTTTCATCCCATTCATGCAAATGGTTGATCCCGTACCTTAACACAAGAAACCCTGTGAATGCTGTAAGAAGAACCACCACGGCAGCCGTGATGCCTATTGCTCCTATTCCCTTTGCAAACCAACACCCTGCTGCCATGATTATTCTCCTTCGCAAAAAGGCAGAGACAGAAAAGACTGTATCAGGTTTCCCTGATACAGCCATCATAGCATCCATCTCTTCCATTGTACTTTCCATCATGGAAAACTTTTTGGAAAGTTAATTCTCCATCAAATCCATGAAGGACATCTGCCCCGGAATGTTCCAGGCAGCGCGCCCAATCTTATCGCTCACAATCTTATATACCGTAGACTTTGATACCCCATACTTCTGCGTCAGCTCCTGCAGGTTGCTGCCGTCAAACTCCCTGTAAATCTGGTTATAAATCTTATTCTTCTCCAGTTCTTTCCGCTGCGGGATGTAAATATTTGTCCCTCCAAAAGCATCCGACAATTTGAGTAAATTGTCAAGCCCTATAATCCTTGCATACTCCCTGTGCTGCTCCTGAAGGTCATCCAGCGTCAGCTCATGCCTGTTTACTTTTTCCATCCGGATGACCTCCTTTCTGCATCACGCCTGCTCCTGCACCCGGTTCCCTTTCCCCGGCCTCTTATCCATCTCTTTTAAGAGCTCTATCAGCTTACTGGCGTTTTTCCTGTCTAAAAAATGATGGCTGTCGATCCCGTACTGCTTCTTCACAAAACCATCCAGCCGCTTAAGGTCGATATCCCCCGCATCATCCGTCCAGCCGATCCGCACCGTCAGAAAATAGATATAACTTTTCTGCCTCTGTGTCATATGGCTGCCAGCGGCATAGTTTTTCTTTCCATCCAGACCATCTATGACCTTTACCGCTTCCGTGATTGACAGGAGACTGATATACTTTTTATCCGTAAGCATCTCCACATACTCATGGAGCAGATCATCATCCATCCCTAGCTGCGACGCCAGCATATGTATCTTCCTGTTCTGTGCTGCTGTGATTTTCCTCATAACGCCCTCCTTATGACGGCTCCGCGATCTTTTCCTGCTTGGTCTCATACCAGAAGGTGTCTTCCTTTTTCAGGCTCGCGCCGACCGCGACAATCGTGTTCTCATCATAGGTTTTCAGGATTTCCTTATTCACGGATTCCTTTGTGGTGATACAGTCGCCCATGCCATTCTTGCGCAGCTGCTTGATCACTGTCTCGACTGCCTTGGGAAGCACCAGCTTTGTGCTCATCCTGAAACCCACCCTGCCAAACGCCATCTCCCTGGTCTTGCCCTTCAGGTCAGCCTTATTTGTCACGGCAAACTCCTTTAACTGCAGCTCCATCCGTTTGATCCGGTCTTTATGGGGCTGTGCCTCCGCTTCCGCATGCTGCCTGATATCAATCATGCAGCGCTCCGCATCCGCCGCGATCCTGCCCAGCTCAATCTCCGCCTCCCTGATCTGCTTTAACGTATTGTCTGCTTCCTCCCAGCTCTTTAATGCCGGTTCCTCCATTCTCTTTCTCGCCATAGCTCTCTCCTCCTATTTATTTTCCGTGCTGCCTCTCTAACAGGGCAGCCTGCTCCATAATCTCCTGTGCATAGGCTGACAGTCCTTCCCCCGTCCGGGCATATCCGTCTGCGCCGGAATCGCCGGAGTAGACCATCAGCACCATGCCGGTATCTTCATACTGCACAAACAGCTCTGACAGATAGTCCGCCGCCACCCTCATATTTCCCTCCGGGTCATGCAGGTCGGCCACCTGCAGCCTGCCCATCCGTTCCCGGTGCCACCGCTCCGATACCTGCATCAGCCCGATACAGCCGTCAGCCTCCGCCGTTTCATCATAACTGCTCTCATGACTGGCAATCGCCTGCAACAACTCCGGGCATATGCCGTATTCTGCCCCGATCTGCTCTGCCAGGAGGGCTGCCTCCGGCTCTTCCATCGCATAGGTCTCCATCCTGGGTAAAAGCAGCAGAAAAACCGCTGTTAAAACTGTTTTAATGACTTTATGCCTTCGGACCTGTCTCATGACATCTCCTTTCCCGCTTATCCAATATTCATATCCCGCATGACCTTGACCATTCCCTTTTCCTCCACCTCACCGTAAACCGCCACCGTGCTGATATAGACGTTTACCGCGCCGCGGATCCCATAAGGCGTGTTTGCCACCCCGGTCAGGAGCTTCAGCACCGGCAGGCCCAGTTCGTATTTTCCAAAAATACTTTCAATATCGCTCATGGTGATATCCCTTGTCTGTATCTGCTTGCGCATACCGATGCGGGAAAATAACTGCGCAAAATCCGCCTTGCCGCTGCCCCGCAGCTTACTGTAAACCTCCTCGTTTCCGATTAACGCCACCCCGATGCCGCTCTCATCCGACAGGCAGCGCAGATGGTTCAGCGCCCGGATCGTCAGATGCTGGGCCTCATCCACGATCAAAACCCTGCCGCTGCCCTTGAGCCTGTCCACGATCTCCTTCGTGATCCGGCGCGACACCCGCTCCCTGACGCCAAGCTGCTCCGCAATCAGGTCATTTACCCCGGTGATGGAGGCAAAGGTTGGCGAGATCGTGATCAGCAGGGCCAGCTTGTCATTTTTGACATACTCCCTTACCGTGCTCGTCTTCCCTACCCCGGCATCCCCGTATACCACAGAGATCACGCCCCTAAGATGGGCATAGGCGATGGCGTTCTGCACCACGCGGCTGACCGATGTAGGCGCGAAGTCCGGCGCTTTCGGTGCAACGGCCTTCTTTTCGTCCATCTCTTTTAATTTCATGATTTTGGGAATGATCGCATGGGGCGTCTTGTATTTCCCTGCCAGAAACCCGCTGATCACCCCATCCGTAACGCCGATCTCCCGGCCTGCCTCCTTCTGGGTGATCCCCTTCCTTTCAATGTACTCCCGCAGGAAGTCGATTGCGCTCGGGTAGTCCATCATCATTTCCTCCGGCCTGTTCATTACTGCTGCGTCCATTTTTCTCCTCCTTTTTGCGTTTTAATCTTCTCTGGCCTTTTTCAGCCGCTCCACGGCCGCGGTATAATCAATCATCTCTTCATAGCTGCCACCTGAAGCTTTCTGCCTCTCTTTTTCTTCCTCCGCCGACCATATTTTTACAATCTTTGGATCCGGTCTGGTATCATCCCCTAACAGGTTCTGCTCCGCCTGCCACATGAGGATTTCCAGCTCGCTCATGGGCTTCTTTACGTTTTCCTCCTTCCACGTCTGCACCGCCCGCATATACTTCCTGTTCTCCCGGATCGCCGCCGCCAGCTGGTCCTTGTCTGCAAAATACCCCAGCGCCTCTGTCTGCTGTGCCGTACAAAGGAACCTGTCCTGGTCATCGTAGACCCGCACCTCCTGCAGGTCATCCGGGTTGTACCGCACATACACCTTCCTGCCCAAATGGTAGAAATTGAGTTCCGTGCTGTTAAACGGCACTTTCTGCCCGCACAGGGTGATATACACGCCGTCCCTTGTCACCTTCTGCATCCGGGTATTCCGGAGCATCATCAGGTTAAGCTGCTCTGTACTTGCCACCGTCTGCTCAATAAGGCACGCTGCGTACACCTGATCCGGTGTCCTGCCATCCATCCCCTCACCGTAATGCCTATGCTTGTTAAAGATCCCTTCTATGTACTTGTCCACATATGTGATAAACTCCGGGAGCAGGGTAAAGTTATCCGCATCTTTTCCCGTCTTTTTGAGCCGTTCCGGCCGCTCCGCGATCGTGCCGCCCGTGTATCCCTCGAACATCTTGGAAAAACCGTTCTTCACTTCCAGAAACGCCCTCTCAATGATCTTTGCCCTGGCATTCTTCACCATCGCCGTGGTAAACTCTATGCCGAGATTCTGTAAGATCGTAGGGACTTCATGCTCTTCTTTGGATAGCTTCCTGCTCTTTCGGAAACCCCTGCCGCCGATATCGAAGGTGAGAAATTCCCGTCCGTTATCGGAAAGGATCCGCTTTGGGATGCCGTATCTCTCGATCGCCCGTCTGAGCGCGATTAAAGTAGCGTTTGAACTGGGGTTTAAAGTCACATACCATCCCACAAACTTCCGGCTGCGCACATCCTGAAACGCTGTCAGGTAAACCCGGATCGGCTTCTCATGCTCCCCGTCGTTAACAAAAACGTCGAAGGTATGGTTATCACAGACCCAGATATCATTGCTGTGCAGATCCTCATACGTCCTGTGGATGTAGGGAAGCATCTCATCGGTACACGCCTTTCTCCCTTTCCTGCAGTACACGACTGCCGCCGGAGGAACACTCCGCAGGATTTCTCTGGTGAACGCCTGCGGCGATGCTAACGGAAGCAGCTCCTCCCTGTGCTCATGCTTCAGATAACTCTCTGTCAGCTCCATGCACTTGCGCACGCTCTTTCTGCTCTCATCCAGATAGAAACTGATAAAAACCATAAAGACATCATCGGGGATCCCTTTCTTATGGTTCTTATGCTTCCCCCGCCGGTCGATCAGGGCTGCCTCCCCCTGTTCCCGCCATGCCTGGTCTTTTCTCTGCAGCATACGGATGGAAAAGTGCATCTCCGGGTACTTCTCGCTGATCTTCTGCAGGAATATCTGGTCTGCCTCCGCCTTTAGCCCGCCCCGGCTCCGGAAGGCCCTCCAGTCTGTGAGGAGGTTCTTCCAGAAGGCCACCTCCCGGCGTTCCTCCCCGCTCATCTCCTCCAGCGTAACCGTGATCTGCGGCTTCTCCGGCTTGGCTGCCATAATGCCCAGCTTTTTATCCTGCTCCCGCCGGTATCTGCGGTAGGTCTTCGGGTCGAGGGCATCCACGGGGATCTGGTAAGAGGTTCCACTTATTCCGCCCCTTTTTTTTGCCGTTCCTATCGCAGGTATCTTGCCTTGGACAATTTGTTGACGTATATATCTGTCACTTCTTCCGACCAGTCTGGCATACTCCGGGACTGAAATATATTCCATCTGCTTTTCTCACGCTCCTTTTTGGCCTGCCTCATCAGCGCCGGGCGGCCATCCCCGGCAGAAAGGGGCAATGCCCCTGTTTCGGCTGTCCTCCTATCCGGATATGTGCTATAATCCTCATACCAGCCCCGCACGGCTGAGTACACAGGAAGGAGGTATGCCATGTTGAAGATAAAAAGTCTGACTGAAGATCAGATGTTTGCCGCCGCACTTGCCTATGAAGCGAGTGGATGCGATATCCCTGTGGAGGATTTTCTCCAAAAAGTGCTTGCACGGTATGAAGAAATCAATAGTATCAGGAAAAAAGCACCCACCCCTCCAGCACGCGTCGCCAAAATATCTGACCTCGGTCTTTAAGTTATGTAGTGGTAGCGTAACAGGATCGTCCTGGCATCCATCAGGGTGTCCAGGGCATCCTCTACGGTCTTGCCCGGCTTCTTTAAAAGAATCTTGATTATCTCCATCGCCTGCTCCTCATCGCCTCTGAAACTGTGTTCTTCACGGATAATGTCAAGCATCTTTCTCTGGGATTCCTCCTGTTTATCACGCTCCTGCTTTCCTGCTGCATCTTCCATCCTTCCCGCTCCTTTCCAAGCCTGCCTCATCAGTGCCGGGCGGCCATCCCCGGCAGACAGGGGCAATGCCCCTGTTTCGGCTTAATACTCCCCTTCGTCTAACAGCATCCAGTCCTCTGCCAGCAGGTCCTCATGCGACGCCACCCACGGAACCAGTGTATCCTCCGCCGTCTTCATCTCCAGATAAGGCATGTTTTCCATGCCATAATCGAAATCCGAAGTTCCTTCCGGCTCCACCAGACGAATCCATGAACTACAATTCCAGCAGTTTCTCTCCGCCCTGCCTCCATTCTTCATGTGTGCAAGCGCCTGACCAAAATCTACCATGGCCGCCGTTTTCATCCTTTCCATCCCTTTTTCCTCCATTCCATTTTTTCTATTGAACCTGCCTGTTTCTGCAGCCTGTTCCGCGTTGATACCTTCTGGTAAACCGGATGCTCCGGATCCTCTTCCACCGGTTTCCTCACCGGCCCAGCCATACCGCAGGTCTCCTCGATCTGCGCCTGCGCATAGGTAAGGCCGCGCCGCGTGGCTTCCTTATGAAAAGTTCCCAGATCATGAATCCGTCTCCTTTGTGCCATCTCTTCCCTCTCCTCTCTAACCAAGCGCTTTCGCCACATCCCTGATAATAGCGATCCCGGAGTCACAGGCGATATTGACATCCTTGACACATTTGTTTTTGAATGTGATCTGTACTGTTTCCCCGCCGCAGCCCAGCTCCATCTGCTCAATATCCTCCCCGGCTCTGGTTGCCTGCAGCACATGCTTTAGCAGCATCACGATCTCCTTTTTGTCCTCCATCCTTATCCTCCTCTCCAAACAGCAGCCAATCTGCTGACACATGAAACAGCCGGCACAGCCGTGCCAATGCCAGTATGTTCGGTGCAATATCACCCATGAGCCATGCACTGACAGCTTTCCGTTCCCACCCGATCCTCCGGCTGACTTCCATTTGTGTCATTCCGGATGCAAGCCATACCCCATAAAGCCTCCGGGTAAACCCTTCCGGCGGGTAGTATTTCTTCCTATGCGGTTCATCTCCTGCGGCGGAAATATGTCCACTAAACCCCATGCAATCCTCCTTTCTATCCAAATGCCGCCAGCACAATATAGAGCGCAAACAGGAATATAAATATAGATGCTACAGTGATCAGATTCTGTAAAAATTCAGTAACCTTTTCCCTCATCTTTCATCCTTTCTAAGTCTGCCTCATCAGTGCCGGTAGACCATCCCCGGCAGACGGGGCTTCGCCCCGTTTCGGCTGTCTGGCGATATCTTCTATTGCATTTCCCATGCTTTCCAGTAAAATGTAAGTAGTAAGTGGATCAGGATGATGACATATGCTGGACTGCATAGCAATATGCAGATGCATGGATAAAAAGCCATGCGGTAACACTATGAAAGCAGACAGCGTATTATCCATTTTAGAGCGTAGTGCAAGAGGGGGTGTTTCTATGGCTCCTGACTCTATTGTGGAGATCACAAAAGGCGTGGCAAAAAGACCTGTAGGAATCAATGATTTTAAACAGCTTTTGTCCTCACCGACAAAAGGCTTTGCTACCATTAACGGAACATGCGCTGTTATTGAAAAACCTGCCTCTTTGGGTAAACCTTTGCCCCTCTGCCGGGTAACCGGCACCGAACAATCGGGCTAATTCAACGAAACTCCGTTTTACAGGAACGGACAACATTGAGCCAAGTCGTCTGAGCCATTACTATTCAGCCGGAAGGTGCAACGCATAGGCAGTGAGAACAATGGCTTCAATACCCTGCCCACGAACACCCGGCATCCTGATCTTTCCTTATTACTGCGTCACAGTTCACAGCTGTGGCGCTTTTTTCCTCCTTCCCGGTCTGCCTCATCAGTGCCGGTAGACCATCCCCGGCAGACGGGGCTCTGCCCCGTTTCGGCTGTAAGCCTGTCCCATTAGTGGGATTTATGTTATAATCCTCTTATCTCCAATGGTAAAATGAGCTTGCGAAGAACAAATCACCATATCTTAAAAGGAGGATAATAACCTATGGAAAAAATTCAGGCTTCTGCTGCTGATTTTTCAGCTCTTTTTAACAGATTTAAAAGAAGATTGTTTGAAACTTCTTTTATGTACAAATATGGAAACTTTTTCGATATCCTAAATCATTGCGGTTTTCCATATCAGCATTGGAAATCTGATCCATATGATGCTTTTATCAATGCATTGGCAGATTCCTGGAATGAATTTGGTGGTTGCGATAGTGTATATAGTGAAACACCTTGCCAGATTCTTTTTGCTTTTTACAACCGTTTCACTCTTCTTGAATCCCACTTAAAAAGCATCGCGCAGCCAATATTCATTCCAAAAGGAAATGTCTCTGAACAATTCCGATACATTTTTATAGATTATTTGTATGCATCCGGCCTTGAAAAACCTTATCCCTCATGACTGACTTCCCTGTTAGTCCATGCCTTTAACCAAACTTTCAACATACTCACGGAACGCTTTATCTCCCATAAAGCGTTCTTTCCATTTAATAATCTCATTGATATACTCTGTAACTTTTAAAGAACACTGCAACCGTTCCAAAGATACCGGATAACGTCCCTCATGGGCTGCAGTGACAATAAGCTGCAGCTCCTCTTCTTTAAGCTCAGAATTTAACAGAGCTATGAACTCCTCGCGTGTCTTGAGCGTATGCACGATCGGCCATATACTGTACGCAAACTGTTCAGCCTCTGTCATTGCCCGAAATACATCAAATCTTGTCACCGTCAGTTCTCCTCTCGCACCAGATCATCCATACTGCATCGAAGAACCCTTGCAATTTCCTTTCCCAACATCACGTTTGGCACCTTGCTCCCCCGCTCGATCTGGGCAATCATAGACCGGCCTAATCCCAATGCGCTTGCAAGATTTTCCTGTGTCATACCCAAAGCCGTTCTTTTTGTCTTAATATTTTCGCCAACGCTCATATTTCGCCCTTTCCTTTCTATATGTCACTGTGGTAACATATGTTTGTCTTAGCTTGTCACTATAGTAACAGTATATCTTATGTTCGTGAGATTTGTCAATCCCTTTTCTCACGTTTATAAAAAATGGAGGTCAATATTATGTTCTGGGATAGATTCTATGAATTATGTATTAGTACAGGTACAAAACCTAATCCTGTTGCCAAGGATTTAGGCCTATCATCAGGCGTACTTACCAAATGGAAGAGTGGTACATCCTTTCCAAATGGATCAATTTTAATTGATATCGCAAAATATTTTAATTGCTCTATTGATTATTTAGTAGGACTATCCAATCAAAAGAAATCATATGAACGTGAGATTTCTTCTATAGATTTAGATATGTTGGAAAAACTGCATTCTTTGCCAGAAGATAGCCAAGATGAGATTATACATATGATAAATTACAAATATGAACAGTACCAAAAGAAAAGAAAGGGACTGTCATCCACTTCCGGATCAGCGACAGCAGATGATGCCAATAATATGCTCGCATAACTTTTAAACATTTTTTAAATCTTTTTAAACCGCTTTAAAACAGGCATTAATATGCGCTCTTTTTTAGCGAATATTATAGCATTAAAGAGAAAAACTTGGATTGCGGAATAATTTGTGTTTACATTTAATAAGGTTATTTTTCCATTTTATTATTAAATCAGTGAATTCCGCAAACAAATAATATTTTTTTATTTTTATCGCATTTATGCCTAATTCCGATTGCGGAACTATACCTATTTCTAAGCCTCTTTAGTTCCTCAATTCTCTAAGGCATATTTTTCACCAATCTTTACAAAGATTTTAATTTATTTTAAAACGCTAGATAACACAGTCTTTTAGACTTTAATTTTTTGAAGTTTTATTAAAAGAAAAAAGCTGGGCATTTTAACCCAGCTTTAAACTATATTTTTTTCTATCCACTTAAAATGACACACTTCTCTCCATCATCTTCTCACACATGCCTGTTTTTCGGGATTTCTCACCCTTTTTCGGAATTTCTCACTTTCTTTCATTTATGTCATTCTATCTGGTTTATCACAGACGGGAATCTCGGATTGCTATTGAGGGCGCTGATCGTATCCACCACCGACATATCCCGGATTTTCCTGATCGGCCCATATACCGCAAGAACAACAGAACCCATCACAAGCAGGACAATCAACCCCAGCTCCAGCCAGGGCACTTTCCACGGATCACCCCATCTATAGCTTACCAGCATACCAAATAAAACTCTGTTGCAAAGTAATCCCAGGACAGTCCCGGCGATACTTCCGACTACCGCATAAGTGGCCGCCTCCGCAAGGATCATAACCGTAAGCTGCCGGATACTCAGCCCGATCGCCCGGAATGCGCCGTACTGCTTTGTCCTTGCCGCAACGCTCATGGCAATACTGTTTACCACATTGAAAACAGTAATAAACGCAATCAATACCAGAAAGCCGTAAATGAACAGCCAGACACTGTAATAAA